ATTCTATTAATAAAAGAATTAGATCTTTTTTATTTTCAAAAAAGAAAAAAAGCCTTGAATACACAGGCTGTTCTATAGACTTTTTAAAAAAATGGTTTGAATTTAATTTTGAAGAAAATATGAATTGGGAAAATTATGGTAAATGGCATATTGATCATATAATTCCCTGTAATAATTTTGATTTTAATAATCAAGAACACATTAATACATGTTTTAATTGGAAAAACTTACGCCCATGTTGGGGTTTAGAAAATATAGTTAAAGGAGATAAAATTGACAATAATCTAATTAACAAATTTAAAAAAAGAGCATTATTATTTGAATCACAAAATCCACTACTAACCATATAAAGTAATTTATATGGGGCTCTATCTAACTAATAGAGGTATAGTAAAAAAGTGGCGAATATATGGACGATCCGCAGCCAAGCTTCCTAGCCAATATCGAAAAATTAATGGCGTCGAAAGGGGAAGAAGGTTCAACGACTACTCAAAGTAACCTAAAAGATATTTCTTATGGCGAAATGGGCACGAAAAGGGACTATTGTTGTTTATCAACAATAAAGATATAGTCTGACCTTATGAGAAATCATAAGAAGATAGGATAAAGAGCCTATCGATAACATAATTGGGTTCCGATTTTGACCAACGTGTTGTAGAACACTTGATGAAAGAATTTAAAATGAAACATAAAGTAGATCTTTCTGATAACAAGAAAGCTATTAGACGTTTAGCAACTGCAGCTGAACGCGCCAAGAGAACTCTTTCATCTACTACTACTGCTAATATTGAAATAGATTCTCTTTACGATGGTATTGATTTTAGCACTACACTAACTCGTGCTAAGTTTGAAAGTTTATGTATGGATATTTTTAACCGTACAATGGCACCTGTTGAACAAGTATTAAAGGATGCTAAAGTATCTAAGGGTGATGTTCATGAAATCGTACTTGTAGGTGGTTCTACTCGTATTCCTAAAGTTCGTGAAATGTTAACTTCTTTCTTCAATGGTAAAGAACTATGTCAAAGCATTAACCCAGATGAAGCCGTTGCTTATGGTGCAGCTGTTCAAGCAGCTATTTTATCTGGTAATTCTGACGATAAGACAGATAGTATCTTACTATTAGATGTTAACCCATTATCTCTTGGTGTAGAAACTGCTGGAGGTATTATGACAGTTCTCATCCCTCGTGGTACTACTATCCCAACCAAGAAAACACAAACTTTCTCTACTGCATCTGATAATCAACCAGGTGTAACTGTTTGTGTTTACGAGGGAGAACGTCGTATGACTCGTGATTGTAACTTACTTGGTAAATTCCAACTCACTGGTCTACCACCTATGCCTCGTGGTATGCCTCAAATTGAAATTACATATGAGGTTGATGCTAATGGTATTCTCCAAGTATCTGCTGTTGAAAAGAGTACTGGTAAATCTGAGAAGATTACTATTACCAATAGTTCTAATAAATTAAGTAAAGAAGAAGTAGAACGAATGGTTAAAGAAGCAGAAAAATTCAAAGCTGAAGATGATGCTGTTGCTCAACGTGTTGAAGCTAAAAACAAACTTGAAGGTTATGTATACAATGTTAAATCTTCTGTACTTGGTGAAGCGAAACTAAAAGAAGCATTGGGTGCTGATGCATCTACTGTTGAATCAACTGTTGATGAAACTATCAAGTGGGTAGAAGAAAATCAAGACAAATCTGCTGAAGAATATGAAGCTAAACAAAAAGAAGTAGAAGCTGTTCTAATGCCTTTAATCCAAAAGGCCTACCAAGCAGGTATGCCTAATATGCCCACTGGTGCAACTGAAGGTGTACCTGAAAGTGAACCAAAGGGTCCTAAAGTTGAAGAAGTTGATTAAATTAAATAAATAAATATTATTTTATTAAAGTGAAATTATCATTTATAATTATAAATAATAATTTAACTTGTAATCTATACAATGTAAATGAACAAATGAAATAAAAAAAGAAACTGTGCAAACTAATGGATAATATGAATTAGGTCAAGTATGTAAGTAGGACTTCCTTTGGAATGGCAAAGATGACGGAGCCTCCTGTGTCTGTGGACGAGATGCGCTTGCGTTCAGCGAGTGTCGCAACAAGCTCGTCTTCAGTACCAGTGAAAATCACATGAGCTGAGATGCGCATTGAACGGTCATCTGTATCTGGTGCACGAGCTGTGCATTCGGTTCGAATCTTGGTGTCCTCGGCACCAACAGCACGAGCGCTAATCAAGGCGGAGAAAAAGTTCACTGTCGAACCCTTGTCAAACGCTCCGCCATGATAGGTAAGTGCACTAAGTGGAAAGGCGAATCCGATTTCCTCAAGGATTTCGCGCTGAGTAGCAAGGATGGCACCGGAACCCATGGTACCAACAGATGCTTCACAAACTTTGGCCTTGCCAGAAATCTGTGGTTGCCAGTCACTCAAGACTCCTCGCTTGAGGTAGGCAGGAAGGAGGAAATAGCTTCCAACCGGTGCAGAGTTAACAACACTGCGTACGGCGGATTTCTTTCCAACCATCCAAGTAGAAAGAGGAACTGATGTGATATCAATCCTCTCAGTAGAGCCACATTCACTGTGCTTGTAACAGTTAGGCATACCAATTATTAACTGATGATATTCTTTTAAAATTTCAATTTTTGTTTATAAAAGAAAAATTGAAAGATATATGTAATAATTTAATATACCTTATATTAATGTCCTCTCTATTAACTAGACGGTTAAATCAAGAAATTCTGGAACTTCAAAATAACCCAGTTACTAATTGTTCAGCAGGACCTGCTAAAAATGATATCACGCATTGGAAAGCTACCATTTTTGGTCCTGAAGGAACACCTTATCACGGTGGTGTATTTAATCTTGACGTAAAATTCCCTCCTGATTATCCATTTAAACCACCAAAGATTTATTTCACTACACCAATTTATCATTGTAATATCAATCGTCAAGGCGGTATTTGTCTTGATATTTTGAAAGATTCAGGATGGTCAGCAGCACTTACTATTTCAAAAGTATTGCTGTCCATTTGTTCTCTATTAGCTGATCCCAATCCTAAAGACCCGCTTGTTCATGAAATTGCCGAACTATTAATGAAAAACAAAGATGTTCATGATGCAAATGCTAGAGAATATACACTCAAGTATGCAAATGGGGATTAATTATTTTCTAATAAATTGATTTCAATATGATTTTCATCACTAACTAAATGTGAATATTTAGGTTCTTTTCTTTTTTTATAACAAAGAATTAATCTATATAATATAAAAACTAAAGAAATTGTACAAAAAGTAATAAAATATGCTAATAATAAATAGAAAAAATTTGTGTTTTGCTTTATGATATTTAAATTATTAAAAAAACTATAAAATACATATAATGATGATCCAATAAAATAAAATACTGTAATTGATTTCCATATGCTAAATTGTAATAATGTATTTTCTTTAGATGCACAACAAGTTAAAATTGACCAAAGTAAATATAGAATATTGACTACAACTATTCCTATTTGTATAACAATATCAGATAATAAAAACCACCATAAATACATTAAAGGAGCTAGTTCCGGGTTTAACCCTAAATTTATTATATAATTTATTTCGAAAAAAATAGAAATTAAATTTAATATACAAACTATAAATGATATCATTAATCTATAATATATTAAATTTATTTCTTTAATGCTAAATATTCATTGGATAATTGTAAAAGAGCTTGTAAAATATCCCATACATTATCTTTAGATTCTTTACTTAATTTTGAATAAATTCCTTGAAGTCTGATAATTTCCATAAGTGCAGTTTCAGAATATTTGGTACCTTCTATATGTTCTTTATGATTATCTGTATTTTCAAAATATGTTTCATCTCTAGATTCGATATATTTAACTAATGGTTTTTCAGAATGATGTACATAATAAATGAAATATTGAACAGGTAATAGTGCATTTGCTTTAATTAATTGATTAAAATAATGATGATATGTTGTACCTATAATTGGTGATACTTGTTGTAAAAAATCACCCAGAATTAAGTTAAAATTTTTTATTATTTCGGCTTTGTTCATTAACATAAAATAAAATAAATCTTTAAAATGATAATCTTTATCAGTCGATTTAATATGAAAAAATTGACTTTCATAAGGTTCAAGCAATTTTTTAATCTCATTTTATCAATTCAATAAAAAAATTGAAAAAATATACCCTAATTTACAATTGATATCTAATATGTCGTCCTCCAATGTGATCGTGAATGAGGCTACTAATACTACCTCTACCGTTGCTAAAACGGTAGCTACTAAAAACCTTTGGTGTCGGGATGCTCGAGCTAATAACATTATTCGCATACTAGGATTTAGTCCTTTCCGTCAAGGTAAGGGTTTCCACGTTCGTCAATGTTCTTATGGAGCAGAGTGTCGTGGTGCACATTCCGCGGAAGAAATTAAGGTATTACCACATATTCATAATTGGAATCGTGCAGACAAGAGCAAGTATAACTTTGCTGATATGTTTGTACATATGGTTTCAGTTATCAATCGCGATAAGTCTAAGGTTTCTTCTTGTTCTCCTTTTAATGAAAAGATTAGTAAAATTTCAACGATGAACTTTATTGAAGTTATCCAACTATGGCACGATCTTTCTTGTCATTATCGTAAGATTGCCAAAGAACTTCCTAAGAAGCGCGAATGGAAATCTTCTGCTCCACCAATTTCTCATACGAGTGGTTATGCATTCGCCGATGATGTTCCTGGATTTTATCTTGATGACAAATTTGAAGATAATGCGTGGGCACTTGATCGTATGACACGATTTTGTAACACACATTCATCTTTCAAGGATAAAGTTTCTAAGCGTGAAGGTGTAACAATTTGGGAAATCTGTCTTGGTGAAACCAATTGCAAAGAAGGAGTTCATCATATTGACGAAAGTCTTTGTACAGATGATTTCCTAACAGGTAAGTGTTCTTGTGTATCAAAGGAAGAATTTGATTCTATTAAAGCAACTCTTCAACAAGAAATTGATGATATGGAAGAACTGGTATCATCTGCTAAACCAAAGCAACGTGAAAAGATTACTATTAACATTAACAAGAAACGTTCTGAACTCAACAACATGCAACGTAAAATTCATTACACTGATAGTGGAATGAAACCTTGGGATGTACAATGGTCTGAATATCTCGTTCGTATCGAAGAAGATCGTAAGAAGGCTGAAGAAGAAGAGGCTAAGCGTGTCAAACCAACTTGGGATCATAATATGATCAAGACTGAGGAAGTTAAGGTTGGTAAAGTTACCAAACTTTCTCTAAAAATTGGTAAGAAGGAATAATCATAAAAAATTGATTTATTAATTTATTATTTTCATATAATTATAATAATGCAACTAAGTTGTTCATATTGTACCTCTGTTATGGTTGTGGATGTAAGTAAAATGGTTGATAACCAAGTACTATGTCCTGTCTGCTTTTCTGAAATAAAAATTTCAGATGAATTTCTTACTAATATTCTTGAAGCAAATAAACATCAAGAATTAATTGATGATAATTTAGAAAAGGCTTATAACGAAATACCGCATACTTTTATTCCTTCAAAAATGATTCATCTAACAGCTAAAATTAATGGTGTTGATGTTAAATTTTTAGTTGATACTGGTGCACAAATGTCTATTCTTCCATTAAGTATTGTAACTGCTTGCGATATGAAAAATCTAATTGATGAAAAATATAATGGAGAATTAAAAGGTGTAGGCTCAGATAAGATCATGGGTCGCATTCATTATTTAGAATTACAACTTCCTTGTGGGGTTTATCCATGTGGATTTACAGTTTGTAAGAATGACGAAATGATTCCTCTTCTTGGAATTGATATGATGAGAAATCTAGGCCTAACATTAGATTTCAGTAAAAATAAAATGTCATTTGATGGTGGAAAATATGAGTTACCTTTTGAATAATTATTATCTAGAATAATTTAATGCAAGAATCTATTCAATTAGATTTATATTACTTTAATCACAAAATTACAACACCAATAGTTTTTTTTATAGTTAAAGTATTTAGTGAAAAAGAAGAACATTTTTTAGAAAATCATACTGAATTTTTATTTAAAACCTTAATTGAAAATAATTATGCACCATCAAATAGTATTTTAGTTTTTAATATTGTTAAAGAATATTCTAGTAAAATAATTAATTGGATTTTACCATCTAAAACAACTAATTTTAAAATACTTCAGCAAATAGAAAAAGATAATAATTTAATAAATTCTATTATTGTAGAAACTATTAAACATTGTAATTGTGAAACTCATTTAGTTTTTTCTCCTGATGAACTAAAAATAGAGTCGTGTAAAATTAATTTAGATTTTTTAATTGAATATTTCCAATAATAAATTAATTAAAAAAATGTTTCTATAATTACTTAATGGATACTTTTAAAATTAATAACTTTAGTTATGACCGTAAAACTAATATTACTAATTTAACTTGTTCGATTGGTGAAAAAAATTATAAATTATCTTTTCCATCCAATCCACTTCTCGAAGTAGATATTCTAGAATCACACGAAAAACGTTATGATGAATTTATTGTTAGATTAAGCAAAATAATTATGAATCAAGAATATGATTTTAAAACATTAAATATTTTAAAACAATTCTATCATGAAATTAATAACCAAATTTCTGTTTATAATTAATTTTCATCTTCTGTATTAGGATAATTATCAGTAACATCTGATACATCTGATTCTTCCATTGTTTCATCACTATTCAATTCGGATAATAATGACATAATTATTTGTGGTACTAATATTTGTTGATCTAAATATGTTGGGATTTGTGCAATAATATTCATTGACATATCAATATAAGGTTGTTGTGTAATAATATTCATTGACATATCTTGATAATTCATCGAAGCATCGTAATAAGTTTGTGTTATATTTGTTGATAAATCTTGATAATTCATTGAAACATCAAAATAAGAATTTATTGTATTCATAGAAGCATCGTAATAAGGTTGTGTTATATTTAATGATGAATCATAAATTAAATTTGATAAAAAAGGATTTTGATATATATTTATATTTGATAATGGTGAGAAAATATAACCAACATTATTTAATGAATTAACTTTTAAATAGTTAAATTTTGGAGAATATACATTTCCTGAATTTATAAAATTCATATAATTATTATTAAGACTATTTATTGTGTTTAGGTTATTTGAAATATTATTATATGATAAATCATTTATTAATTGATTTGATATATCATTTGTTGTTGGTTTCATATCAAATATTTTATTCCATATTGATTTAGGAACATCATAAATTCCATTTTTATTTATTCCACCAACTATATTAATTTTTTTAGTATAATTAATTATAGTTGAAGGTGTATAAGTATATGTATTTACGTCTTTTTTATTTAATAAAAAGGTATTCTTAATATTAATTATTTCATTTGAATTTATATGACATTCTAAATCAAAATTAAATTCATCTTCACCAAAATTTACTTTAATAGGAAATGATATATCAATTCCTAACATTGGATACAGTTTTTCATCTGTATTAAATATTTTTTCTTCACCTGCAATTATACCATTTTTTGTAAGAAAAATAGCATAATTATAGTTTCCTAAATATTTCAAACCTACACCAACAATATCTCCTTTTTCCCAGGGACAAGAATATGTTTGTGAATTATTACCACTCATATAACAACCATCATCTGAATGAAATCCCCAAGATGTTTTAGTCCATCCCACTTGATTTTTATAAATAGTTTTTTCAGTACCATATCCAATTGATAGACATTCTTTATCCCATGATTCTCTATGATTATTTTTTAATAATTCTACTTCAAAATAAAAAATATTTGATTGATATAGTTTTATATTATTCTTTTTTTTAATTGGGAAAGTAAAAGGAATTGCATCACAATCTTGAAAAGGTACTCGTCTATTTGCAAACATTATTCTATCGCCTGGTTGTCCAATAAATTTATAACATTTATTTTCTACTACAACTTTATCAACATCGGCAAAATAATTAGTTTGAAATGAATACGGTAAAGGCGTAAACCCCATAATTGAAATTAATGGTCTTTCAATAGTTATTTTTTCTATATTTGGCATATATTTTTTAAATAAATGTGTAAGCCATTTAATTGATAAATCTTTATTTGTTTGACATAAATTAAGCATTTCTTTATATGATAATTCTGATTGATAACTCTCTGACATTTATAAAAAAAGGGATTTATTCTTTAAAACAAGTAATTTTTCTATTTTATAAAAATTTGCGTTCTATCAAAAAAAATTGAAAATAAAATATATTTACATTTAACATATTTAGTTATGTCGATGTCTACTTTTAGCGTAAATGATATCAAATACTTTACTAACGGTAACCATACCCTTATGGTAGGATCTATCGAAACAACGACTCCTGTACCCCATTCAATTAACCTTGATGCAAAGGTACATTCAACTAGTCATGTTGTTCTAGACAAGCACAATCTTGGTCATTTCCGTGTCCAAATGGGATCTTCCCCTGTAACAAACAATGCAGTTTATGCTTATGATCAAATGTGCAACATTGTTTCACGTTACGAGGTTGGACGCAAAAATAACTCAACTGGTACACTTGGAATTTCAGTCGAACCTGTTACTCTTCTCAGTAATGTTTCTTTTCCTGAAGTAGAAGATGGTTCTCATCTTTTCTTTCCAGTAACAACCTATGCTGGTCTTTACTCGATTGTTTCAACGGAATATCGTCAAGAACTTCTCCGCAAGGATATTGAAATTCTTCGTACCAAGACTAACCTTTCTAAGGTAACTCTTGTAATGGGTAAGACTCTTCACAATGAATTCAAGGCTCTTCTTTCTGATTACAATGAATATTTTGTACCTCTATTCCGTTCAATTATTGTAACGGAAGATTCTTCTGTAATCACTCACATTGTAGAACTCATTTGTGGTAAGGTTATCTCTGGACACAAGGCAAGCTTCCAAGGATTCATGAACTTTGGTTCTGAATATGAAGTTATTCACTCGACCGTATGTCCCGTAGAATCCAAGGTTGATGATATTTGCCGTGTTTCACTAACTAACCGTCGTAGTGGTCGTCTACAAGTTTATGTAGATGGGAAACACGGTCTTGCATCATTTATTGTAATTCTTCGTCAAGCAAATCCATCTGCTCTACCATCTTTCGTAGAGGAAACAACTGGAACTACTTTTACTGTGACTGAAGAAATGGCAGTTGATGGTTCTACCTTCCCCGGTCTTTCAATGCTATATCTGAAAGATTATCTTGAAACTATTCGTTTCCAAGAAGATCTCCAAGGAAAGGCCGATAACAAGCAACTAGCTTTTATCCAAGAAAATCCAAGCCAGGTAATCCGTTATCTTTTTACCAATCCTAATGTTGTAGTAGATGATCATAAGAGTCTAACCGGTATGAGCCGTGCAATCTTTAATGATTATACGCACCTAATGGTCAATCTACGTGCAACTCTTGATCAACGGATGGATACTTCTCGTAGCCAATCCACTGCTCATCATCCACACGGACTTCGAGGTCTAGAACGTCAACGTGCTGTTGGTTACATGGGAGACAACTACCTCCATGTAGCCAGTTCAGTTCCTCTTGATGCACCATATCTAGGTCGAACTCCAAGTGGTGTCAACTAAGCGAATTTGACAAGGATTAAATTATTTTATTTATTTTAATAGAAATAAAATCTAAACATATTTAATTTAAAAAATGTGGATATTAGATTTAATAACTAATAATCCAAATAAATTTAATTTTAATTTAATAGGTGCTGGTGTAAGTGATAAACCACAATGGAGTGTATTAAGACATAATGGTCCAATGTTTCCACCTGAATATGAACCACATAATGTTCCTGTTTATATAAACGGTAAAGAGGTTGTATTACCACATCAAGCTGAAGAATATGCAACTATGTTTGCTAGATATTTAGGGACTGATTATATGGAATCTAATACATTTAAAAAAAATTTTTGGAAAGATTTTAAACCTACTTTAGGAAACATTTCTGTAATTTCTTTGGATGAAATAGATTTTTCACCAATAAAAAAATATCTTGATAGAGAAAAAGAAAAAAAAACAGAATTATCTAAAGAACAAAAAGAAGCTATGAAAGAAAAACAAAAAGAAATTGATGAACCTTATAAAAACTGTGTAATTGATGGCGGACAACAAAAAGTAGGTAATTTTAAAATAGAACCACCTGGAATATTTATTGGTAGAGGAACTCATCCAAAATTAGGAAGAATTAAAAAAAGAGTTAGACCTGAAGATGTAATTATTAATCTTGATAAAGAAGCACCTATTCCTAAACCTAATGTTCCAGGAAATTGGGGAGGTATAATTCATGAAAGAACCGTTATTTGGTTAGCTACTTGGAAAGAAGAAATAACCGGAAAAAATAAATACGTATTTACTTCATTGGATTCATTTTT